ACAGAAAGGCAGAAACGGTGAAAAGACATTCACTATCGAAGGCGTATTTATGCAGGCCAATAAGAAAAATAGAAACGGTCGTATCTACGAGAAAAAGATTATGGAAACTGCAGTAGATAAATATGTGACCGAACAAGTTAAAACAGGTAGAGCAGTTGGAGAACTAAATCATCCGGAAGGACCAACTGTAAACCTGGATAAAGTTTCACATAAAATCGAAGATTTGCATTGGCAAGGAAGCGATGTTATAGGAAAGGCATCAATACTTAAAACCCCTATGGGAAAAATAGTCGAAGGACTTCTTGAAGGTGGTGTTAAGCTTGGTGTTTCAAGTCGTGGTATGGGAAGTCTTGTATCGAAGAATGGCGCTCAATATGTGGGAGATGACTTTATGTTATCTACAATCGATATTGTTCAAGACCCAAGTGCTCCAAGTGCGTTTGTAAATGGAGTTATGGAAGGTGTTGAATGGGTATGGGATAATGGGCTTATTCGTCAGCAAGATATTGAAGTAATAGAGACTGAAATCAAAAGTGCTAAGCGTGCTGATTTGCACGAAGCTGAAATAAGAGCTTTTAAAAATTTCCTCTCAAAATTAAATCTAAAAAAATAGGGAGACTATTATGTCAGACGACGTTTTAAATAATGCCGAAGATATCGTAGATTCTGTTGAAGAAGAGCAAGTGGACGAGCTCGTTGAGAATGAAAATTTAGACGAGGAATCACTTGTAGAAACTGCTAAGAAAGACGAAGACGAGGAAGAAGTCAAGTCTGAAGACGGCTCTAAGGAAGAGGAAGAAGACGAAGAGGAAGTTAAAGAAGACGCACCTCAAGTTGAAGTTCCTAAGACTAAAGCTGGAGTTATTCAAGCAACAGTTGATATGATGAAAAAGGCTAACGCACAAGACGCAAAAAACCTTTATGCACAGTTAATCAAAGTTGACGGTGTGTCCGATGAAATCAAAACTGAAAAAGAAGCAGAGAAAGCTGTTTCAAGTAAAATGCCAGAACCTAAAGCTAAAGCTAAGGTTGAAGCAATCGATTTTGATGAAGATTTAGACGCAATCATCAATGAAGAGGCTACTCTGTCTGAAGGATTTCGTGGAAAAGCAAGTGCAATATTCGAAGCAGTACTTACTAGTAAGTTAAGCCAAGAAGTTGACCGCTTAGAAACAGAATATGCGCAAAACTTAGAAGAAGAAGTTTCTGAAGTACACTCTTCATTAGTAGAGAAGGTAGATTCATACCTTAACTATGTTGTTGAAGGATGGATGAAAGAAAATGAACTACAAGTTCAACAAGGTCTTAGGACTGAAATTGCTGAAGAGTTTATGACTTCACTTCAATCAGTGTTTAAAGAGCACTATATAGATGTTCCTGAAGGTAAAGAAGACTTAGTTGATGACCTCAACGAACAAGTCACTGAGCTGGAAGAAACTTTAAATAAAACCACAGATGAGAATATCAAATTACATGAAGCTATTCAATTACATGAAAAAGCTGAAGTAGTAAGAGAACAATCATCAGGGCTTGCAGAAACTGAAGCTGAGAAATTAGCATCATTAGTAGAAGATATCGAATTCGATAATAGAGAAAGCTTTGAAATCAAAGTTAAAACTGTTAAAGAATCATACTTCAACAGTGATTCTGAAGAATCAGTGGACGAAGTAGACAGCTTATTGGGAGCAGGAGAGGTCGATTCAGATACTTCTGATACTATGAGCCAATACACACAAGCTATAACTAATTTCACTAATTAAGGGAAAAATAAAAATGTTTAACGCAGATAAAAACTTAATGGAAAAGTGGGGTCCTGTACTCGAACATGAGTCAGTTTCACCTATCCAGGATAACTACAAGAAAGCTGTCACAGCTAGATTGCTAGAAAACCAAGAGGTATCCCTACAAGAAGAAAGAGCTCAAGCACAAGGAAATTTCATTTCTGAGGCTGCAGCTGCTAATAACATTGGCGGCGGTAATATTGGTTCATTTGACCCAGTATTAATCTCTTTAGTTCGTAGAGCTATGCCTAACCTTATTGCTTATGATATCGCTGGCGTTCAGCCAATGAGTGGTCCTACAGGACTTATCTTTGCAATGAAATCAAAATACTCAACTCAGGGCGGAACAGAAGCTCTATTTAACGAAGCTGATACAGACTTCTCAGGAACAGGAACTCATCAACCAGAACCAACAGGTTTAGGTGGAGCTACTGATGCTGATACAGACGGAAGTATTGCTGATACCGCTGCTGGCGATATCACTAACACATTCGGTTCTGGTCTTGCTACATCAGCTGCAGAAAGATTGGGAGTCGGCGAGTCTGGCGACGGTTCTTTCGGCGAAATGGCATTCAGCATTGAGAAATCAACTGTGACTGCTAAGTCAAGAGCACTTAAAGCTGAGTACACAATGGAATTAGCACAAGACCTTAAAGCAGTTCATGGATTGGACGCTGAAGGCGAACTTGCTAATATCCTATCAGCTGAAATACTAGCTGAAATCAACAGAGAAGTTGTTAGAACTATTCTAACTAAAGCAAAAATTGGTGCTTTACAAACTTCTACTGCTGTAAGTGGTATTTTTGATGTTAACACTGACTCCGATGGTAGATGGATGGTAGAGCGTTTCAAAGGCTTAATCATGCAAATCGAGAGAGAATGTAATGTTATCGCTAAAGAAACAAGAAGAGGAAAAGGTAATTTCATTATCTGTTCTTCAGACGTTGCTTCAGCTTTAGCAGCTGCTGGAATGTTGGATTATACTCCAGCTCTAAGCACTAACTTAAATGTTGATGATACTGGTAATACTTTTGCTGGTGTTCTTAACGGAAGAGTTAAAGTTTACATCGATCCTTATGCAACTATCGACTTCGTTTGTGTTGGATACAGAGGAACTAACCCGTATGACGCTGGTATGTTCTATTGTCCTTACGTACCTTTAACTATGGTTAAAGCAGTAGGTGAGAACGATTTCCAACCTAGAATGGGATTCAAAACAAGATATGGTATGGTAGCAAATCCATTTGTTGCCGCTGACGGTACAGGTACTGACAGAGCTAACCAATACTTCAGAATCTTCAGAGTTGACGACATCATGGTGTAAACCAGAGTTAATCTTACTCAAATTAAAAGGGACTCATTCGGGTCCCTTTTTTTTCCTTATATATAGTATAGTACAAAATAATATTAACACACATACACACAGGAGGAAATTATGAGTACAACATCAAAATCAGGGTTCGAAATCAGAGCCGACTTACTTAGCCAAGCAGAAGGCATATTAACCTGCAATTATCAAAGAGAAGTTGATGCAATTTATGCACACAACGATACTTTCCCTAACGATAAAAGACCTTTACCTTTAAGAGAAATTACTGGTGAAGAGGTTATTAAAGTTGCTAGACAACTTAATGAGTTTGTCACAGAGAAGTAATTCTTTAGGGGCTGGGAAACTGGCCCCGCAACTTTTATAAATAGATATATGGCATTAACTACAAATAAAAATTTCTTAAGTCCGGTAGGATTTCAATTTAAAATAGATAGTAATAACTATCCTAACTTAGAATATTTTGCTGTTGCATGTACAATGCCAGGCATTAGTATGACATCAGCAGCAACGCCATATCGTGGAGTCAATTTACAATTTACCGGTGACAGACTCCAATTTGAAGATTTAATATTACGTATAAACGTGACTGAAAATCTGGATAACTACATAGAGACATTTGATTGGATGCATAAAATAGCAAATAATAAAGATGCTGAAGATTTAAAGGTTGATGCTACTTTATTAATACTTACATCTCATAATAATGTAGTTAAAGAAGTAGAATTTAAAGGTGTATTCCCACAAAGTATGTCTCCAATAGAATTCGACGCTCAAGCTGATTCTATTGATTACGTACAAATGGATATCTCCTTTAGTTATACCTATTTCGAATTTAAATAAAATAACAGTTTACTTTTTCACTAAAGTATGATATAATATATAATAGTATGAACAATTTGCAACAAATATTAGAAATGTGGAAAACCGATTCCGTTATTGATGAAATGAACTTAGATGAAACATCAAGAGATTCCGCAAAACTCCATGGTAAATACCTAGAAATACTTTCAGTAAATCGAATGAAGCTTAAAAAAGCTGAGCTAGAATTTAAAGTGCTCCTTAAAGATAAATGGATGCATTATAATGGTAAGATGAGTAAAGAAGAAATCGATGAAAAAGGTTGGGATTATGACCCACTTAATGGATTAACAGTTTTAAAAGGGGATATGAGTTATTACTATGATTCAGACCCAGTGATTCAAGAAGCTCAAGCTAAAATAGAATATCTTAAAGAGGTAGTTGATACTGTAAAAGAGATACTCGAAAATGTTAAATGGAGACATCAAAACATTAAGAACATGATTGAATGGAGAAAATTTACTAGCGGAATCTAATGGATACGATAACTATTCAAAAGAAGAATGAAGTCTTCTTAAATGTTCAATGTGACCCATCTATAGAGATGGAATTATCTGAACACTTCCAATTCTTTGTACCAGGATATAAATTTATGCCAGCCTACCGAAATAGAATGTGGGACGGCAAAATAAGATTATTTGATTCTAGAAAGAAAACATTATACACAGGATTGCACAAATATTTAAAGGACTTTTGTGCAGTTAGAGATTATAACCTAGAAGTGATAGAATCGCCCCAATATGGTACACTAGAATCCGCCCTCAGCCCTGACATAAAGGGGCTATTATCCCAATTATCACTCTCTGTGAACGGAGGGGATATAATACCTAGACAATATCAAATCGAGGGACTCTCGCACACGCTTTCGAAAGAGAAAACCTTATTGCTATCACCTACTGCTTCTGGAAAGAGTTTAATCATATATTTAGCCATAAGATATTACCTAGATGTTTTTGATGGTAATGTTTTATTAATAGTACCTACAACATCATTGGTAGAGCAAATGTATTCTGATTTCGGAGACTATTCTTCAAAGGATAAATGGTCTCATGCCGAAAATTGTCATAGAATATATTCTGGTAGAGAGAAGCATGATATAAATCAGAGAGTTATTATATCAACTTGGCAGTCAGTACATAAATTACCACAATCTTGGTTTGCTGGATTTGGTATGGTTATAGGAGATGAAGCACATAACTTTAAAGCTAAGTCATTAACAAGTATATTAGAGAAATGTACTGAAGCTAAATATCGAATTGGTACTACTGGAACATTAGATGGAACTCAAACTCATCAGCTCGTATTAGAAGGATTATTTGGTCCGGTATATAAGGTGACTACTACAAAAGAATTAATGGATAATGACGATTTAAGTCAATTAGATATAAATATATTAATATTAAAATATAAGGAAGAATACTGTAAACAGATAATAAAAGAAAAGTATCAGCAAGAGTTGGATTTTATAGTAAG